CTGCTGATGAAGCAAATCTTCCTCTATCGTATTGGGATATCTGTGCCATACCTATTAACTACCTCCACTGACCGGCATAACGATTAGGTGTCGAATATGTCGCTCTGTTAGAAATCACATTACCCCCGCCAACATAAGACTGTCTATTACTCACCGGGGTGTCTGTAATCTGGAATGGGGTCTCAGTTGTTTTACCCGCAGACCCGCCTGTAGGTAAAAATGAGACAAGTCTAGATCCTGCGCTCATAATACTGCTAAACAAAGAAGCTCTTCCTTCATTCCGTAATGTCTTTGCATTACGATACGCAAGCCCCATTTGCGCCCTACCTCTTGAACGGTATGAATCTGATTCAGCTTTAGCATAACTTCTAGTCTGCGCTGGGTACAGAAGGGCGGACCCTGTTAGTTCTACTCCAGAACTTATATACTGTAAAGATTGAGTCTGCGCGAACTTTTCGCCTTCTTCGTCAATGACTGCCGCGTCTCTAACTGCTTCAGAATAAAGAATACGTCCTTGATACTCGAGGTCGGATGCCTGTGTGTCCGCAGACTTCTTTGCAGAAAAACCACTATAGAGGTCACCTGCTATCCCGAATCCGACGCCTAATATACCCGCAAGTGCCGCGATAGCCATTAGATTAATTCCTCTCTAAATTTTACCCACATCACTCTATCCTCTCCATTAAAAAATTTCTTAAGCGTTGCTTCTCTTTTAAATCGTAAGAACTCCATCCATCTAGTAAGCGCCGAGTCGTCCTTCGTAATCGCATGGACACGCTCATAGTTGTTAGCTAAAATATAATTATATAGCCCTTCGCGTATCCACCTAGCTGTAAAAATATTTTGGTTTATATCCCCGCGCAACATACTCATCTCGACAGTAGATTCGCCTAGTGGAAGAAATACAGCCGCGATATAACAAACGCCAGTGTCATCAACAACGGCGTATCCATCACCATATCTCAATATATCCGGGGAAATCTTATCTAGATTTTCGATCCGCTCTAGATGTTTTCGATTTAATTTTTCAGATCTAAGACTGGGCAAATTGCACCTCCACGTCGGCCACCATCCCAAGTATTGTACACGGAAGTGCTTGGTCTTGGATAAAATTAAAAGTCTTCTCGATATCAAATCTATCGAATCCCGGTAAATCTTTATATCCACTAAATAGAGGCGCAGGTCTTCCGGATATGTCACTGCCTTTCAAGAATGCTATCCGTTTCATATCGTAAGGATTGTACCCGTAAGATACCCCGAGTGTATTTCTAAAATAAGGTTTTATTTTATTTACACTTTTCAACTGCCCATTAGTGACACCACCGCTGAATGCCAACTCTAGTTGCACTGTCTTTATTCTTCCAGTATACCTCAACCCTACTATAACAAACGTGGCTTGGTCATCCAAAGTAATCGAACCATTTGTCACAACTCTGTCCGGCTCGGGACCACCGTCGGAAATAACTGTGACAGTCTCACCTTCCAAATGGTCTAGCCCGGCTACTGTGTCTTTTGTAAAGTACCACGCACCTGACGCAAGGGGATCGATTGATAAGAAGTTCTGTAAAATTGTACATTTTACTTGCGTAGTGCTTACGTATTCTGATATCCTTGCGATTCCTTTTTCACCACCAACTAAATATTTTACTCGGATAAATCTTCCAAGATCAGTAGCCGAGAAAATAGGCGCCCCCGCGGTAAACAAGACACCGCTTCCTGACAAAGCCGCAGGGGTGATTGTGGTAGTTTGGGTAGTGTCTAAGGTAAGAGCGCAGTCGCAGTGTATCTGACGCTTTTGGGATTCGAACAGCAGGTCTAAATACTTTTGTCTGTCACTTTCTTCCTCTCCAGAATAATAATCATCCCATTCGGGGATTCTAGGGTTCTTTGCAGAGCGTTCCATATAGTATCGTACTTTTCCATTAACCGTCCTTTTAACACAAGCCCATAGTACGTCTTGATTGTCTGGTTGATTAAGAGCCGCAATCGATATGACTTCGCCATCCCCGCCGATTTTATGGGTAGCCCACGCGCTAATATCTTCAGAGCGTTTATACGTAAGGGATAATAATGTCCCATCGTTCTTGACAGCCCATACTAGATTCGGCGTTCCTTGTTGGTGAACAAGTTGATTTACCCCGCCGTAAGATATCTCATCTGACTGTATCATCTCGTCCATGGAGGTAAACGAATCCTCCATTAAAGAATATTGAAAACTTAGGACTCGTTCCGCGCCCCTTTGAAGGTAGAGAATGTCGGAACCAAACGCCGCGGGTATGACAGGCGAAACGCCGATAGCATCGATAGGATAACTCTGAATGGCATCACCTGCGATAGCCTTACTATCCGTACCGCCATTTACTTTTATCATACCGCCGTATGTCCCCACTGCTAAAAAATTTCTAGTGCCTATAAAGAATTGAATAATATCAGCGCTCTTGCCTAAAGAACTTAACGCAAATGTAACCGCGTCCTCTGGGTTTGCGCCGACAGTAAAGTCTTCGTATTGAGGCGCGCCAGTTGCAGAGTCGGGAGATTTAGACCCTTCTAGAATATCGGGATTATTTCTAGACCCGCCCATAAAAAGACGTCCGCCGTAAACTCCAACTGCTCGAGGTTGGTTTCCGTCCTTGATACATACACCGCCTGACGTGTAAACGCCATATCCTAATGTACTTATGCCTAAGTCAAAGGTAGTACCCGCTGCGTTCGCTATGGTAAAAATCCGATTGTTTACCTCGGTCATCCCGCTACAGTTTTCAATATAAATTAGATCTCCATTGGCGTATCCATGGGCTGCGCTAGTAGTCACCACTCCGGGATTAGCATTAGTTATGGCAGAGATCTCAAACATTTCAAATGGGTCATCTGACCGGGTATATACCCCAAGCGCCCAATTAGTTGCGCCACTCCGAACAAGTTTATACGGGACGTGATTGGGGTTTGTCAGATATCGTAAATCGTTTCGGCCGTCCAACTGTATGTTACGCATTTCAGCCTCGCTGTAAGGGGATACAATCTCATATATTCTAGCAGAAGTCCCACCAGAAGAGTATGCAGTATACCCACTAGTGTCTATCGAATTACCATCGATATCAACGAGACTGAAAGTATTAGCTGAAATATAACTTACTCTATAAAATTTTCCGTTTAACTCGGTCATACCGACAATATCGTCTATGTAGACCTCATCGCCGTTAGTGTACCCATGTCCTGTTACAGTAACAACTCCGGTCGCAGCTTGGGTGATGTCTGTAATATCCTTAGCAGACTCAGTCAATACTCCGTCTGTCGTAAAAAATCTAAGGTAGCCATTAGAAAAGGCTAAAGTATATGCTTCTGCGTCGCTAAAAATAAAAGGAAGTAGAAACGATGGGGCGTTAAGGCGCGAAGGAAGATAGTATTCAAACCCACCTCTAAATTCTTGAGGACCTTGAATTTGTGGGATATAGTTTTGACCGATTAGAACACCGGATTTAACAAGAGCTAAGTCAGAACGAGCGCGGACTTTTCGGGTTATAACTCCCGATTTAAAATCGTAGTATGCTAAATTTAATTCCAAAATAGCACCTATCTAGACCATATCTGGCCCCTACGGGCCGAAAGCATCTCTACCCTCCGATATCCTTTAGGTGGATTATTCCGACCGTTCTTAGCTTTAGCTTGAATTTCTTCTCTCTGTAGCGCCTTTTGCACCCGGCCTATGACAGATGTATTCCCTACCAACTTCGCGACGGTATGATACGCCAAGAGGTAAGCCAAATATAATTTAAAAGAAGGGGAGAATTTTCCGGCGTTGGTAACATCATAAATATATCCAACCTCTAAAGAAGCCCCACCGCCGTTATCAATCAGTATCTGACCATTCTCGATAGTGTAGTCCCATTGAGATAATGGAATATATTCATCTGATATGAAAGCTAAAGATAAGTAATCGTTCGGTAATACGTATGCGTCGTCATACCCAAAAGCTGGGGCGGTTGCATTTAGTGGAAGTTCTGCGCGTTTCGTAGCAAATACCCAAGGGAAGCCTTCAAGAGCGTTTTGTCGTATATCATCATACCATCGGTTCATGACCGCAGCGATGTCATCGTCCGCGGGCATCTCAACATCAGAGATATTTTCGGTCTTCAAAATGTCCAAAGCCAAATTTACAATATCAGTAGACGATGTCGAAGCCGACATATTTCCTCCTATGTTAAAGGGGTGGGACGTGGCGAACCACGCCCCAATTTCTGAAAGGAGAAATTATTAACCCCGAACTAAAATACCACGGACGTATACTTTTCCGGTGCCGGTAGCAGCTACATTGATGGTAGCCGCCAAAGTATATGACTGTCTTTCTCCAGTCACATCGCCAGCAATCTGAGAAAAGGTATATCCGATTTTAGCAACTGTTAGGTCTTTCAAGCAGTTCAATTCAGAACCGATTGCAATACCTGCGCTAAAATCTAGAGCATCGGCTAGGATATTCTCATCGATAACCGCGCCGCCTTCAGCCTCTGTTTCATACAATCCGATATCCGTGTCATTACAACTTGCAACAGCAGCAGAGTTCAACTGGATCTGAATTGGAACATAACCAGAAGGTACATTCGCAATTTCATAAATCGAGCCGATACTATCACCATTGGTGATTGTAAATGAACTAACAAAAGAAATAACATCCGACCCACCTACTTCCAGCGCATCTGGAGTTGTAGCTAAGTCACTAAGTTTTACTCTTACAACAGCCATTTTAACTCTCCTTTATAGAGAATTCCGCCGGAGTCACCCCCGGCAGAACTCATTTAATTTTAATAGAATACCGCTGGATCTTTAACAGTGGTTTGAAATTTAACGATATTGTTACCGTTCTTGCGGACAGCACCAGCTGTCATTACAAGTCTCAAACGAACCATCTGAATCTTCGATTCTCTTAATGGGATGATGTCAAACATAACACCATCTGATGCTGTACCATAAATCAAAGCATCGTTAGCTAGAGCCAAACAGTCTCTAACGCTTGACGCTTCGGTAAGCATCTTGCCTGTAGCAGCCTGCGCGCCAAAAGAAACAATGCGCATACCATGGACCATGGAGAAGCCGGAACCATTCGGCAACCCATTAGCCATAGCAGGGTACAAGCGTTGGAAGTCACCAGAAATCAAATTGGTGATTCCGCCCATATCGTACTGTTCGTCTTCAGTAATTACGAAACGGATGTTTGACATTCCATTCGGCTCGATTACTTCAGTTCCAGTAAATCTATGGTTGATCTTACGGAGAATCGCATCAGTGATACCACCTGTTGCGTCCAAGGTAATACCGCCATCCTGTGCGAAAGTTAAAGTGCTTGAACCTGTATGGTCGTATTTAACGTCTGCCGTTGTTGCCGCGATACCGACTTTGTCCAAAAAGCGGTAAGAAGCCTTCATCATCTCTTGAGAAATAAGGCTAGCCGGATTTTGGTCGGTTGTCTTGCGGAACCAATGCTCATCGTAATCTACTTCAACAATCATACGGTCAGTTGTCAACTCCCTACGAAAGTAGTTAGCATCAACGCCGACCGAAGCCGCGCCGTAAGAATTGTCGATACGATAGTTTACAGGAGCGATACCGTCGATAAACATACGGTCACCTACTACTGTAACATTGGAAAACTCATTGAATAAACGAGTGTTTGACTGCTGTGGAATTTTTAAGAGGTTGCCGAGAAATTCGTCTTTAAGGACTGTCTCGACACCTGCATAATCACTACGTGCCATAATGCCCTCCTTTAAGGATATTAATTAATAACTAAAAATATGTCATTAACGATACCCGTTAAAGTCAGACACTTTCGTGATACCTGACTCGCCACGGACGCTTCAGACAGCTGATATATGATACAACAGAGTTAAAATCAAAGTCAAATAAATTTATTTAACTAAATAAATCAAGACCTTTGTCTTTTGCCTTAGCGCCGATTTCCATCATCTTTTTATTGATAGCTATCATCTTTTCGCTTTTGATATGATTTGGAATTGTATTGTCTATTTTAAGTTTTAGCTTTGCTTCAGATAGCCCTTGGAACTCAGATTTAAGATCGACGGTGTCTGTGATGCTCTTCCCGCCGGTCTGTATCTTATGCTCCCCGACATACTTATCATGTATCCCTTTACTGAAGGTCATGAGGATTTTAAGTTGGTCGTTAGATAATTCGTCGAGTTTAGCTGCTAACGCAGGGTCTGGTAGTGAATTCTTCATGACATCTTTGAATTGATTCATGACTTTGTCTTTTTCCTTACCAAAGGTCTCATCGACCATAGATAGAAACTCTCGCTCTATCTTGGTCTGAGCTTCGAGTTTAGGCTGTGCGTCTTTATAGAGAAGTTCTTCACTCTCCCTAATGATTGCTTCCCCGACTTCTTTCTTTACCCCATGTTTATGGAGTATTTTCTTAATTCCATTATCGACTACCGGATTACGTTCTCGGTCTTTTAGGGGGTCAATGTTCTTAAACTCATACTCTTCGGGAGTCTCCGGTATGCCCATATCTTTACGATAACGAGCTATTTCCTCCGGGGA